TCCTCAAATATCTCCATCTGAGCTTGCAATGCATACAGGTTGAAGTCAGCCGGTGAGATGTACCCATAGTTGTTCTTGTTCAGAACAGACTGCACTGTATTTCTTACTGAGTTGATCATTCTCTATTTTTTTACAAATGTAAAAAAAAGAGGGCATATATTTACACCCTCTCTTACTATAACTCTAAAATATTTTCACTTGACTACGATAAGTATGTCTCTAACATCTTTAGCGCATCAAGACCTTCGTCACTTTGTAAGAACTGTCCAGCAAAATCATATGGGTCAGCACCGAATGGTATTGAACACATTTTCTTTTTGTTGGATGGTGTACTAAACCAAATCTCTCTGTCATTATTACGGAGAGCTAATAGTCTCTTTTCAAAGAATAGCATAATCTTGCCTTGGTAGTTTAACTCAGGGTCATTTATGGTTTGCATAAAATCTCTAGGATTAGTCTTGGCAAAAATAAGCATATCTCTTTTTAGTTCTGCTGTTGAGATAACCGATGGGTCTTTACCGAATAGTACCCTTGTCATAATCTCAAGCTTCTCTATGCTTAAATTTCTAGCGGCAATCAATGCATCTACCTCAATATTTAAGTCTTCAACTTCTTCAAATGCCTCTTTTTCTTTATCTACCTCTTCGAATATTCTGTTATTCATTGGATGGTAATGCATAAATGCCTGAAGAACAGGATTTGATTTAGGAACAGCTAACATCCCATCTTGAAAAATAATAGGCTCTAAAATTGCGTTCCCATCTTGCTCATCCTCAAATGGTGACTTTTGGTTTGATGCATATCTTAGCGCTCTGTTTACATTGTTCTTCTCATCATACCACATCAAAGGGAACCTTGGATGATTTCTTGATGCTAACGTGTATGACAATGGGGATGAATCGCCTTTTAATCTATATACCTTATCAGTAGGTACCATTTTCTTTAACTCAGACATATATTTAATTTGATTTAATTTAAAAAAAAGGAGAGTGCCATAAGACACTCCCCATTATTCACCTTATTAACCATATCTAAACAAAACGAAGTTGTTAGCACCAAGGGTACAAACACAACGCTCAGAAAGGAAGTTTACTTCCATTGCATCCAAGTCGCTAGTAGCAGCACCACCAGCAGACCCTGTAATCCAAGTCTTATATCTACGATCCTCAGACTCAGTTGCACGATAGCGAACGTGAAGGAATGGACGCTTAGCGTTTTTGCCCATAATCTGGTCGTAAACAGAAGTTGAACCGGCAGGAACCAAAAGCCCTGTAACTGTACCAAAGGCAGCAGCATTTGTAGAAAGACCGCCACGCATAGTTGGATCGTTCAAGTACTTCCAATCTGATTTGTAGAAGTCATAACCACGTCTGAAACCTGAGAAGCCAAGATTTAAAGCCATAGTTACGTCATTGTCAAATAGACCGTAAGAAGCACCATAAGAAGGAGCGCCAACTACAGTACTTGCACCGTTAAGACCTGCAAGCATACCGTCAATGTCAAAGCTCAATTGACGATTTACAAACAATACATTCTCCTCAATAGCTCCTTGTCTGTCAAGACGTTGTACGATTGAATCCCAATCAGCAAGAGATGTTGGCGTACCACCACCCCATACGTTACCGCGTTGGTTTACAACATAAAAGATACCCTCAGACCCTGAGTTTGCTCCTAAAACACCAGCAGCCCCAGATCCTGCAAATGCAGGTACAGCTTCAATCATAGATGTTTCAAGGTAGTCCTCAAAGCGAAGGCGAGTTTCGTGTTCTGACTTCAAGTACCAAAGGTAACCAGTAGCACCGTTCTCAGTTGTTACTTCAACCCATCCAATCTGAGCCATATCAGAACCATTTACAGCGTAACGGTCTTTTAGGATGATTGGCTTGTTAGAGAAAATTACATCTTCAGCATCAAGAGAACCTACCATGCCTGTTGTTCCTTTTCTGAACTCAGAACCATAAATGAATACAGTACAAACATCAGTAGCTGCAATTGTAACAGTTGATGGATCGTTATAGTAAGCTACAGCGAAAGTACCAGCTACAGTTGGGCTACCTGTTTGAGTAACAGCTGTAACGATAGCTTTGTAGGATTTACCAACATTAGTAGGCGTGGCACTTGTATCTATCTGAATAAATACAGTCTGTCCAACTCTAATAGCTACAGAAGCAGGATCACCTGCTACAGCAGCTACTGAAAAAGTAGATGTAGTTGTACTTACTGCTGTAGCTGTACAGTTAGTATACTTGATGTGCAAACGACCCTGCTCAGCCCATTTTACTTGGTCAGAGTTTGAAGGCATCTCAGCACCTACAAGGCGCAAGAATGATGCAATTGTTCTGTTACCATAACGCTCAAATTCCTTCTCATAAGTATCAGGAAGATACTGATTCAAGAACTCAAAGTCGGTAATGTAATTTTGTTGTAAAGCCAATTGCTCCGCTGCTGGTTGTAAGCGAAACGTAGGATTTGGTAATATTGAACCTGGCATTTTTTAAATTTTTAATTTGTCTACAATTTTTTTATGCTGCGGATTTTTAAGCTTTTTCCATGGTCAGGATTAACCGCTTTAACCTGAAACCCATCATTCCCCTTCGTTGTCTCATTTGCCCTACGCTCAGACATATTTACATTTTTAGTCTTACGCATAAAGTCATCTACTGCATCAGTCATACCTTGCTCATAGAAGAACTTGGCAAACCTCTCAGGGTTCATTGCAACAGCCAAAGCCTTATGGTATCCACCTGCATCCTTAATCAAACCACTCTCATCGATAAACTTACCGATAAAGCTTGATGGATTTGAGTGTAACTTTTTAAGCTCATTAGCATCCCCAGGATTAAAATTAAGCTTTTTGTTATTGACGCTAAATTCAAAACCTTTGAAATTACCATCAAATACCTCATTGGTTTTTTGTTCAAACCATTGACGCTTACGATTATTTTCCTCCTCGATCGTCTTAGCCTGTTGCATATATTGACGATAAGCATTGAACTCCTCTTTTTCTTCCTGAGACATACCTGCCGTACTTGACTCAAGGGGCATTTTATACATCTCCTTCTGAGAGTTGAAAAACTTCTTTGCCTCATTAACAGCTTTCTTTCTTGATATCTTTGTCTTCTTAATATAAGACTCGTCATCAAGGTCCTCGTCATACCTGTACTCATCCAACATCATCTCAACGTCATCTTCGTCAAGACCCTCTTGTGTAGATAACAAGTACTCCTTGAGCAGCTGTTCTTCCGGAACAGAATCGAAATCTTTCTTCAACTTGAGAAAGTCTTCAAATCCTCTTCCTGTGTCTTTTCTATATTTCATATAAGCAGCGACATCCTCTGGCATCTCCTCTGAGCTGTTACGCTCAGCCATCAATTCATCGAATGAGCTAATCTGCTTATTGTATCTTTTACCTATATATGAAAGAACGTCTTCTTCTCTTAACTCAACCTCCTGCTGTGGCATAGAGAAGTTTTCCTGCGGCACTTCTTGCGATAATGACTGCTCGTGCTTCTCAAGAAGTTCCTTTTCGACCTCTTGTACACTCTTGGGTTCTGTTGAGTCTAATACTCTTACTGCTTTAAATTCCATTTGATTTTATTTTAATTATTTGCAAATTTATAAAAAAATTTATTATGTAGTATTATCTTGGATTAAATTCTGCTAAATCAAAGCCATCTAAGCTATCTTCATTGCTTTCGAAGTCAAGTGGAGGTAGGTTATTCTTTCTCTGATTGATCAGTTTTGACTGCTGAGTGTTCTGAATACCTATACGCTTATTCTTCTCCTCCTCTCTTTTAGTTTCTCTACTTGTCAGTAAACTTGACTGCATCTCGTGCATCTTCATATTGTATTGGAACTCCTCTGCCATCAGCTTAGACTTAATCCCTGCTTCAAACTCCATCTTCTTCATTTGTCCCTCTATCTCTGCCTGGATAACCATTGTCTTTGACTGGGCTTCAAGTTGTATCTTTTGTACTGCCATCTCGGCTGCCATCTGCTGAGATTGCAACTGCTGCTGTGATTGCATCGCCTGCTTTTGCATCATCATTTGCTCCATTCTCTCAGCATTCTTAACTCGCTTGAGCTTCAGTAGCTGATTGGCTAGCTTGAGATTTTTAAGCTCTCTGATGTCAATCGCATCCTCAAGGTTGATGTCCCCTTTCGATAATGCCACCTGTATATTGGCCTCAAGTTGTGCTTTCTGCTCTTCGTCAGGAGTGACCTCAATGAATATACCAAAATCATATAGGTACAAGTCCTTGATGTCATTTAGGATAGAGGTGTTATACCTACCAATCCTCATAGCAAAGTCCTCTTTAAAGTCTGAGTACTCTAAGATGTCAGACACCCTGTAGGTGATTGCTTCAGCTAGTCTTCTGTAGATAAACAAACCACTCTCAAGGATATGTCTTGTTGCTGTGTTTGAGTTGAGCGCTGCCATCTTCTGTAGACCAACCAAAGAGTTCGGGTCAGGTGTTGACCCATCTCTCGCCTCATTAAGACCTGTTACGGTCCTAATCATGTCCATATAATGCTGGTAGTTGGCGATGAGCATTTGTGTCTTCGCTGCTCCTGAGTTTGACGTTAGCTGAGTGATTGGCACCCTAGCATTATTGAAGTCACCATCCTGAGTGAAGCTTCTACCGATAACACTACCTGTTTGGAAGTAGAGCCTTAGTGCATCCTCAGGGTTATATGCGGCACCTGTACCTAGGTCAACTTCATTGAGACCGTCAGCGTCAATAAACACACCATCAGGCACAACTCTGTTAATGACTTGCTGTAGCTTTAGGTGGGTGATTTGAATCAAGTCAGCGAATGGTATCATCCTTCTAACTAATGACTCAATAACGCCCTTATACATCCTTGGAGCGCAAGCCACATACATTGGCATTGCGTGTTGTGTTGATGACTTTGGTCTGACCATATTCTCGGCCATCTCCCATTTAATCAAGTAGTTAGTACCCATTACCATAACACCTTCATACCATACGTCAATGGTCTTCTCTACCTTCTCGAAATTACCCTCCTCCATCATCTCTGCCGGAGGATTGAACGTATCGTCCTTTGGTATCATCTTGACAGAACCGGTATCGGTTGTCTTTCTCTTATAGACTACCTTTTTGGTTGTCTTATAGTTAAAATATAGCAGAGTGCAAGTGTCCCTACTAAACAAGCTATTCTCATAGAATCTTGCAACATTGTAGTAATCGTACCAAGATTGACTGTATTGTGAGATTTTTTGTAGGTCATCTTTTGTTAGTTTTGGATTGATTTTATACAGCTCTGTAAGAGGCACAGTTTTAATCTCGCCCCAATAGAAGCAGTCCTCAAAGAATGGGTCCTCAGTATAACTATAGACCACATTAGCCGGATCAACATATGAAACCCTTACGCCTTCACCTAGCAAGAACTCGTGCTTTGCTACTGCTATACCAAGTACAGTCATGTCATAGTCTAAGCGCTTTCTTGTGTCGTAGTAGTGGTTCTCGTCAAATATTGTGTTTATTGCTACCTCCTCTGCTATCTCAATTGCAGGCTTGTAATTTATTTGCATATACAATGACAGCTCCTCGTCATTCTCAGGTAGCGTGTTCGGGTCCGTAACAAATGGATTGGCACCTGTGAACTTTTGAATCGTCTCAAATATTGGCTTGCCAATCATCTGGGTCTCTATCATGTCCTGGTACTTATTGCGCTTTGCCAATGACATAGCATCTTGAGCATACGCCTTTGGCTTGAATAACCTGTCAGCCATTCCGTTCACTACGATGTCAACAAACTTTGGTATAACAGGAACAGGAGTCCAGTCGATATTCAAATAAGACAAATCTCCATCAATCGCTAGCTCGTTCTTATACTTTGCTACCGACTGTTCACCCCTTGCATAGAGCCTAAGCTTGTGGAACTCTCTCCATCTGCTGTAGTATCTGCAAGATGTCCCATCCTTTCTAAACCACTCATATTGAATAGCTTGTCCTACTTGAAGCCCATAGCTTTCTGATGCTTTCTCTGCGTCAGTTGCCCATTGGCTAGGGAAGTCCGAGTACTGTATGTCTATGATTATATCTTTCATTTCATTATTTGACTTGTTAACCCATCGTTTGTATATCTGGCAAAGTTAATAATTATTTTTGATTCTTTCTTTTCTGGCATATAAAGGTGTTTCTGATTTGCCATAATTGCTAATCCTGAGCTGATTGCAGCGTCAAATTTAGTCCTGTCATTTATATCAAACTTTGCCCAATCTTCAAGTGTTCTTGTAAATGGCATATTGCCAATTACGTCAGGTTCTCTATATGCACCGGTATAATCAAATCCTATAAACTTCTCGATGTATGACTCGATTGCAGAGGCATGAGACTGCTTGACATCCTCAGATGAGTTAGGTATACCACCTAGCTCTCGCTCTGTCTTTGTCAACTTGTTCAACTGCTTGTCTGGTCTGTTCATACAAAATCCTCTGTATCCTCTATTCTTAAAATGGTACAATAACCTTGGTTTATTATTCTCTATAAGTATTGGCATTCCGTAGTAAACGCAAGCCATAAGTATCTCTTCAAAAAATATCTCTGCTGTTTGTGGTCTTGCTATATATTCCAAAAAGAACTCATTAACTGGAGCGTCATCCATGTGGAACTTTGTCATCCCATGCAGCGATCCACTTGACCCTCTTCCTCCAACAACTGCTGAGATGTCATATGGGTCACATCCAAAAGACCCTAAATGCTCATTCCCTGGATACTTCATTCCATTCCTTGTATGCACATTGTTCGCATAATGCGCAGGAGGGAACCAGCTAATTAAAAATCTTCCATGTTTATTTGGAGTCCATACAACCTTTGTGTCTTTAATTCCGTCTTTCCATGAGAATGACCCTCTTGTCAAATACTGCTCCTTAATTAACGAGTCATTGTAATCAATTTGCTGATATATCTTAGTCAGGTTAAATATCGCCTGCTTACTCTCATCTCTAAATGCATGGGACTCTGACCTTGGAAACTGACGATAGAACTCGTTCAGCGCATCGGCATCATTCTTTAGTGACGCTGCCTCATTCTCCCAGTAGTCAATCGCTCCATTTGATATCTTGCCACCATCTACTCCCTCTATTGGTTTCTCAGGCTTCCTGAATACAGGCATACCATACTTGTCAATAAAGCCCTCCATATTCCATTCCATCGGGATAAACAAGGCGTATAGCCCACTCTTTGTCTGACCATTAGCATTCCTGTTCTCTACATTTGAGTCATAGTACAAGGACTTAAAGTTGTCACCACCCTTGTTCAAGGCATTTGAGGTAGACCCCATCATACACTTGCCTATAATCTTGCTACCCAAACGCAAACACGTTTTTGTTACACGCCAGTTGTTAAGAATGTTATTTGGCTTGACCCATTTTCCACTATTCATACTAACTGTAAAATCTCCAAGTATCAATCTTCTTTCGTTATCGTTTTCGGCATCTACTTGAATACCTATATATTCACCCTGATCAAGATATTCTACAGATACTTTATTTCTTCTTCCTCTTGTTTTTGGAAAATATTCTTCGAATGATTTCTTTTTAGTTATAAGAGGTATAATTGATAAATCTCCAGATATACTTATATTGTAAGATTTCGCACCAAAATTTGTATTTTTGCATTTAATCTTACTACAACTAAGACCACAAGATAAAGCTATAAATCTTATTTGTTCAATAAGTTTTTCTCTGCTCATTCCTATAGATATAATTCCTTTTTTCTTATCAGAATATCCATCCGTTTCAATAATACCTGCTAATAATTGAAGCCTGCATTCTATTGAAGATTTAATATATTCTTCTGGAATGTGTTTATTATTATAAACTCCTATATCTCTTAAAGATTTATTTATTCCCTTGAATGCAAATTCAACTATTTTTTTACAAGTTGATTTTCTTAAATCAAACTCAATATTTTTAATTTGTGCAAGTCTTCCTAAATAAGTTAATATTTCTGGTTCTTCTTCTTTGTTTACCAATATCGTAAAAGAACTTTGTCTTCCATCTCCTAGCCATAGACCTAATAAATATGGGGGTATTCCATTGAAGCAATCTTCTGATTGTATGCCCCTTGATACTACTCTTGTTAGATGCTGCTTCCTAAACTTTGAGCTATTTATATACTCTTCTGGATTCATTATTACCTCACCTTTTTTGTATTCATTAAATACTAATCTGTGATTTTTAGTAACAATATAATCTTCTCCATAAGGTTGTTTTACAATATACCTATCCGTTTTACCACTAGTTTTCTTTACGACAGTTTTTATTTTACCTCCATCAACTATAACTTTATCTCCTATGTTTATATCCTTTATTTGTCTGAAAGAAAAATCTTCCATTAGTATTTTTGTTTCTGGAGCATAACATTCGTCATGAGCTAGGAATAATAGCTTCTCACCGTCATAAGAGTTCTCCTCAGTATTCTTCCAGTCAATAGTAGTATCCAATCCGACTATGTCATTGTTATTGACCTCGTGCATATTCTTCTTGGTAATCTTCGATGCCGGAACGCGGAACGCCAACTCTACCTTTGGCTTGTCCATACCATCCATTATTGGCTTGAAGAAGAACGGCAGCTTGTTGTTGATTGGGACCACCTTGTCGGTAAACATCTTCTTGGCATCGGCACCTGTCTTTGACAAGATACCTAAGCGAGCGTCCTTTGCTAGTGTTGCGAGATTTACGCACTCGGAGGATGACATAAACGAGAAACCTGAGCGTCTTATCTTGAGGTATATCATCCCGAAGCATCTTGGGTCCGCTTTGCAAGCCTCCCAAAATAAGAAGAAGATTCTATTCGCTTCTCGGAAATCTGGATATCCTACGTCAATGCTTGACCATTGCAGGTACATATAATGAGACCCTGTGATATAGCAAGGAGTCCCATTATTCATAAACCAATACCCTTGTTCCCGATAATCGAACTCATTCTCTATATAGTCAACCCATTTATTTTTGAACTCGTTTGGCTTTTCATTCCATTGGAAGATTGAGTTTATCTTCTCAAGTTCTTTAGGTACAGGAACACGCTCCCAATATTGTTCTGCTTTTGAGTCACTCCTTTTGCGGCAGTTCTCTGGTGCAGGAGGAAGGGCTATGTTTACCCCTGAGATATTTATAACCTCGCCTATCTGACCGTTCTTTGAGATGACGACAACGTCATACTGCTCATTGTAACCGTACAGCCAAGAGCGAACTCTATTTTTATTAGTAATCGCATTTAAAGGAATTAAATCCTTCACGACATAATAAAGTCTATTTTGATCGTCTTTCTGCAAAGCCTTGTTTTGAGTCTACTTTACTAATACCTCTTTCTATGTAATCAAGAGATTCTTTCTCGGATTCTATTCTGCTGAGTATTTCGAATGCATCAAATATTGCCAACTTTTTGGATGCTGCTGCATTCTTTAACTTATCTGCTGATATATCGCCCTCTTCCTGAGTGATGATACTTTCCTCTGCAACCTTTATCAATTCCTCTATGGCCTTGTATCCAGAGTTTATTATTTTAAGCTTTAGCTCTCTGTTGCTCATACCGGATTAAGTTTCATTGTCACAAAATGGTCATACATCCTATATAGCTTTTCACCATCAATTTCAAATTCGTACTCACCGTTAGGGGCAAAGCACACGGTATCTCCTTCGTTGACACCTTTACTTTTTAAATATTCATTAGGGTACTTCATTGTACCCATTAAAGGCTCAAGTGTGAACGGCTTTACTATATAACTCTTCTCAGCAGGGATAGGTTTTACGAAACAATACCTATCATATGCTTGCCACTTGCCATCACTTTTATATAAAAAAAACTGCTCTTCATCAATAAAGAACAGGTCCTCCTTGAAAAAGCTCTTACCGCTTTTGCGTCTACCCTTAATGTCATTGTAGAACTTAAAGACATTATGGTGGACGATTAAGGTGTCACCTGGTCTTATTGGACCGCTGTAATCTATAGGTGTCTCTATAACCTCAGCATAACGATTTGAGAACTTTGACTCCTCCTCAGAGGTGTTTACAATGAACTCAACACCGGCTATGATTTTTGTGTTGTTATATCGACTCCCATTTACAGGCTTTACTATAAACTGAGTCGGTGATTTCATTAAAAATCTATATTAAATTCGATTGAAATTGGAATTGTATCATTAAACTCTTTCCACAGGACTATTTCCTGCTTCTTATTTACTATGTAGATTCGGATAGATCCCGATTGGTCTCTTCTTATAAGATGTATCTCATTAGTGTCGCCTAAGACTTTCTGCCCGACAACATAATGCATTGCGTTCTTATAATCAGCACCTATCGATATCTTTCTTACATCCATTATGCTATTTTATTAACTGTCAATATTATTGATGGGATAGCTGGAATACCAACCACAGGTGATGCGTCATAATGCAATTCTCCATTAGCATTATTTGTATACCAACCTATTTGGCAGTAAGATGGAGTGCTTGGAATGTCAATGTACCAGTTCCATGCAGCAACCAATAAGTCTCCATTATTTTCAAGCGTTACTGCTGTAGCTGAGTTCGGAACAGCAATTCCATCTTTTATTAGATATATGTAGAAAATAGTAGCTCCTGCTCCACCTATCTTTTTAAGCTGTGCAGAGAACTGAATATTATAAATCCCTGCCTGAGCAAATGTTATTTCGTTAGGATCTCCAAAAGCATCATTTACAATTGACACGCCATAAGACAGGTCGGTTGAGTTGAACTGCATTAGTTCTTGTGTTGTACCAGCTGTCCCCTGAACTGTGGTATCATAGAATGAACCATAAACAGGAGTCAGATATCCTGGAGCCGTCCAAGTTGGTGGGAGCCCTGCTCCTTGGCTTATAAGAAGATTTCCTGATGTCCCAACTGTCCCATTGACCTTTAAAGCCTGACTTAACTCTATCTCTTGATTTACATCATCAACAGATATATATGTGCTATTACCAAATCCTGCACTATCTCCTAGATAATAAATGCCATTATTAAAGTCTAATTTTAATCCAGGGAAGTTACTGCCTTGGTCCTTTATTTCAAAGTCATCTGTAATTGAATTAATGAACTCGATTTCGGCTAGAACAGAGTATATACTATTTGCCTTTAACTGCCATGCGCCTAAATCTACATTTGCATTCGCTCCTGTATATGGAACGTATGTTGTTGATCCAGGGATCGACAACAAACTTCCTATAGTAAAATTCTTAGTACTGTTCATGTCATTAACATCTGTACCAATAAGCATATCACCAAGAGCCGGTGCTGTAGTAGCGTATGTACTTATCTTTGCCATTATTTATGTTTTTTTGGTGACCTCCCCTGTTTGTAAATTTATCACAGAGTCTTGGCCATATTTTGAAATTAGTATTCTTTCATATTCAGAGAACTCCTGACGCATAGCGTTAATCTGACCTAGGATACCTTGCTTGTTTAGCTCTAGTTCTCCTAATGCCATCTTTGCTTTAGCAAACTCATTATTCATTGCTTGAATCTTGTCAAGCTCTTCTTGCAAAACGTAATTCTTTTCCATTTGATTTAATTTGAATTTCTTTTAATTGAACTACCAAAATAATAACCGAATATTGAGATTACAATACCCTCAGTAATACCGATAAGGTGAATCCACACCTCTTTGTTATCTACTGGTATTGTAAGGTAAACGATTGCATAAATCATAAAACAAAATGCTGCTAGACCTACTAGCCCTGTAAGATAGAATAAAAAATCAAATTTATGAATTTTTGCTATCTCTATTTCTCTATTTCTTGCTGATTCTCTATCCTTGAGCATTATCTGCTCCATTTCAATTAACTCCTTTGTTACAATCTCCTTATCCTCGTCAGTTAATTCATCAGAGAGATTTATGATATTCTTTACGATACCTAGACTCCCATTACTTGGAAGAATGTCGCCTATAGTTTGAAGAATCTTTGGAGCTTTCTCCGAAAGAAACTTACCTACTTTTGTATCTTTAAACTTTTTTCTTTCCTTCATATTAGTATGATTTTTCCATTCTTTCAACGAGATTCAGGAGCTTTTTCATCATTGACGTATTGTTCTCAATCACATGGTTGTTTGATGCTACTGTCTCTAGAAGTTTTGATCTGTCCTCTGATAAATATTCTTCAAGTTTTTTCTCAAGCTCTTGTATTCTATTCTCATTTTTCTTGTGCCATACAAAGAACTGCTTACCCATGAAGTAAATTAAGGCAATCATTA